CCTGAAGTCTACATTGCTGAGGTATGCTGACGGGGTAAAATCCTTTATAAAAAATATTTTTTCAGAGTAGCTTTGAAAAAACATATATTTCAACATAGAAGTTAAACCCTCTAATGTTGAGAATTTAAATATGAAAACAAGTACCCCCGAAAGCGGGTTCGTGGTCACTCTGAATGCTGAACAGAAGGAACTCTTCAAGATAGCACAGAAGTATGGCTGGAACCGCCAGAAACTACTTGATAATGCACAGAAAGAAATCGATAAGGCTGGCCTTGGCATTTCCAAGGATACTCTACGCAAGCGCTTCGACCGTCTTTCCGAAAGATTCAACTCTTACAACGCTGCTTTGACTAAGGACGAGGAAACTCCCCAATATCCGCAGGATAAGGAAGACCCAGTCGAAGACCGTAGGGAAAGCGAAAATACCTACTTAAAAAAGCAGCTGAACAGCCTCCGTGCTGAAAACAATAAGCTCAGGGTTCGTTCGTATGTTGCAACCGAGTTGGCTGAGGCATTGAAGACAGAGCTTACCGAAGTTGAATACGACAAGTTCTACATCAATGTCAAGAAGGCTAACGATGGCGAAAACCACCTCGTTCTTCCTATTTCGGATGCTCACTATGGCGAGGTTGTTCCAAGTGCCAGCACCCACGGAATCAACGAGTACAATCCAGACATTTCCAAGGCACGTCATCTCAAACTTTTTGAAAAGGCTCTTGAAATGGCCCGTGACAACAAGTGCGGAACCCTTGACATTCTCATGCTTGGCGACCTTTTCTCTGGCAACATCCATGACGAACTCAAAGAGACTAACGCTGGCCCGCTCACTAAGCTCCTTGTTGACTACTTCAAGTTCATCGTAGGCGCTTTCAAGAACCTAAAGAACCAGTTCAAGAAGATGAATGTTTACTGCGTAGTTGGTAACCATTCTCGCACAAACCAGAAATGGCAGGCAAAGAATAAGGCATACGATAACTACGAGTACATCCTGTACAAGTTCATCGAGGAAGCCTTTGCCGAGGACAAGACCGTTTCCATTCATGTTTCCGAAGCTCCGTCTGACATTGCCGTAATTGGCGAACAAAAGTGGAAGATTGAACACGGTGACGCATATCGTGGCGGCGGTGCATTCTGCTCCCCGATTAGCACTGTCACCAGAGACAACTTCAAGGACTACGGCATGTTCATGAAGATGGGCATTGATTTCGATGTGGCTATCATGGGTCACTGGCATCGTGGTGGTGAATGGTTCCTTGGAGGAAAGTGCATTCCTATTTACCTCAACCCGTCAATAGTCGGCCCGAACGAATACAGTATTGAAAAACTGCACGAGACTTTCCCTGCTTCCAGTTACATCTTCGTGACAAACGGCAAGGAAATTACGTCACAAACCCTCTACATGTTGCAATAGATTATGGCTTCATTTTCAAAGGCAAAGGCTCATATACTGAGGTTGGCACCCGAGACTGCTTGTGTCCTTATCGGTCAACCTGGTATTGGTAAAACCGAGTTCGTTTTCGACCTTGCTCAAACGCTTGGTCTTGAACTTGTCAAGCTCCGTTGTGCCGAAGCTGGTGAAACGGGAGACCTAAGTGGTCTTCTTAGAGAAGTCAACGGAGTTCATTCCCATACGATTCCTGACTGGCTTTCCCGCAACAAGCCCGTGTTGCTGTTCTTGGACGAAATCAACCGTGCCAAGAAAGATACAATCAACGCAATCATGCAGCTTTGTACCAAGGAACAGGAATTCCTTGGGCATAGGCTGGTGCCTGGTTCAAGGGTTATATGTGCTATGAACCCGTCTAGTATTGCAAGTAACGATGTTGACGAGCTGAACCGTGCTTTGTTCTCCCGTATGTCCAGAATATACATTGATGTCAGCAAGCCTGACTGGCTGGCATGGGCTACGACGCATGGTATTCACCCTGATATCATCAACTACATCGACCAAGCTACTGACGAGCATCTGTACAAGATGGACGACGTTGAGCAGTTTGAAGATGAAAACACGGTCAACCCGAGAGCGTGGGAAAACTTCTCGAAGATGTACACCAATGGAATTAAACTTGGTGATTACAAGGTAGACCCCACGCTTATTCAGAGTGATGCCGCTAGCCATCTCGGCCCGAACGAGGCGTTGTGCTTCTTCTCTTGGCTGTGTACTAAGCGGATGTTCAATCCGCAGAATTACCTCCTAGAGACGAATCAGGTTAAGGTAATCGCTTCAGCAAGCCGTGTTTCCAAGATGCTCGATATTTACCAGACTGAATTGTGCAACAATGTGACCAAGACGATGATAGCACTTTTGTCTAATCCTTCCATGGAACAGTACAAGAGCACTATCGTCACCAACCTCTACCACCTGTTCGACCGTATATCCGTAGAACATGTTGCGGACGCATACGAGACTTATATCAAGCCTGCGGTTCTCCAAAATGACAAACCTGATTGGTTTATAAAGCTTACTCACACTAACGAGGAGACTTGGAGTAAGATTAAAACGATAATCCAGGGGAAGGGAAAACCTGTCGTTAATGTAAAAAAGTCTAAACAAACCAAGAAAAAGTAACTTTTTTCACGAAACCCCTTGCCAAAGGGGTTTTAATGTACTATATTCTTAGTCAGTGAAATGAAAAGTCTCACTCAACAAAAGGTAAAAATATGATTATCAAACTCAATATCACAGGAATGCCTTCAACTCGTTTGAAGCTTACAAGCAAACTTTTCACCCAGCTTCACGTCGAACGCAAGACTGACGAGTTCGGTCGTCGCGTGTCTACGTCTTGGACAACTGGTAACACCGAAGTTACTCTCGAACGTTACCATTCCAACAAGAACAGCAAGGATGTTGATGGCGTGATTTACGTCGGTCGTTCCTTCCAGCAGTACATGGACAAGTTTGATGCAGACCTCGGCCTCCGTCTTGCTACCGTTCGTGCATTCACCAAGTTCTTCTCCCTCAATGGAAAGACTGCTGCAGAAGCCAAGAAGCTTGCCGAAGTTGCCACTGACATCGTCATGGCAAACAAGGACAAGAAGAGCGCTGTTGTTGGCGGTGCCGCTGCACCTGCCAAGAAGGTAAAGGCTGTTGCAAAGACTGCTGCTGCAAAGAAGCGTGGCCGTCCTGCCAAGGCTGACAAGGCCGTAGCCTCTACCGCACAGGCTTCTGCCGCTCCGAAGAAGCGTGGCCGTCCTCGTAAGCAGCCTGTCTAAGGAGGAAACATGAAGAAGGAATTCAGTGGCTACCTCAGTGCATTCACGCCTGCGACAAAGGACAATGTTCCTTTTGTCAAGTTCTCCATCAAGACCAGTGAGAGCGGTGCTGGAAAGCATCTTCTTGACGGTACTCAGGAGCTTGACAATGCGTTTTCGAGCGTGAAAGATTTCGTAACGAACAAGGGTTATGGAAACACGAAGTGCGACCTTGATGACCCTCTTCGTGTTAACGTTACCTTTGCATCGTTCTCCTACGAAGCATTCCTTGTCTCCATCGCTGTAAAGAAGAAGGTTGACAAGGAACTTGGCGACGTAGCAGAATACACCTTCAATTTCGAAAAGGACCCGAGCAACGATGATACTCAGTTCTGGTCTTCCCACCTAAAAGTCAAGGAAACTGACGAAGGCGGTGATGAACAGGAAGATGAAGACGGAGTCTCTCCCGTCGATGCTGAAATCATGGCTCAGACCGACAACCTGTTTGGTCTTCTTGACGAGTCCCCGAAGAAAAAGAAGAAGAAAAAGTCTGGCTTCATCATGTACGCCGTCACGGTTGAAACACCTGAAGTCGAAGACGGAACCGAAGATGTCCCGTCCGAGGATGCTGAATGATGAAGTATACCCCAGATACCGATAAGGCGTTGGCATGGATTTTTATCCTTGTCATGGTTGTCGGAATATTGGTGTACTTTTTCCGAGGTTAGGATTGGTTTGGAGTGAGGAAAGGCTACCCTTTTGGGTAGCCTTTTCTGTTTACATATGGGCGCCTCTGTCAAACAGGCCGCAAACATTTTCCTCGGTTAAAACAATCCAGTTTACACCTCGGCTGATACACCAGTTTCGTGCAGCAGCCCATTTTGCTTGGTTTACCATCACTTCTTCGCATTGCTGGTAGTAACGGAGCATCTTCTTTTGGTGCGCCCTTACCTTCTTGGGATTTGCACTTTCCTGCAATGCTTTTGGTGGTTTCGGCATGACTGAAAATTTCTCGGGCTTAATTTCAATTAGGAACTTGTTTATCTTGCCCTCATTGTTCGCCTTGCACTCACAGTAGATATCGGGAAAATACTTGCTCATCTTATGGAGTTTTGGCGACATATAATAGATTTCGAAATCAGGTTCGTATCCCCATTTCAGTACATAGTTGTTATTGTCCATCGCTTGGAAAATTCGTTCTTCCCAAGACGACTTGCATATCGGTGCGGCCAGATTTTCCATGTACTTCTCTGGATGCACCAATTTGTAACGAGCGTGTTTCGTCTTTGTTCCATAAATCATGTTGCCCCCTATTTACCAAGAATTCCGTTTATTTCGTCTTCGTTGTAGTCATCGACGAGTTCGTATGTCACTTCAATCTCGGCAGGATATACGTCGATTGCAGCTCGTCCAGTCTGATTTGACGGGAACGGAGTAAACTCCTGACTCATGTTTACTGGGTAGACCTTCTTGCTGCAGTTATCGAGAATCTTCGTAAGTTCGTCAACAGTGTCGCTTGACATCTTGTAATCGGCGAGCATCCTGAGCAGCTGGTAGTATTTCTCGGTGAAATATGGGCTGACCGTCTTGTCAATCAGATTATGGGAGATTGCGATACACTTCTTCTCTTCTGATTTCGATATGGGTTTCTCGCCAACATTTACTCCGTTTTCCATATCTGGTGCCGTCCTGAACTGGATAGCTTCCTCGACCTTGCTTGTCGGGGTGTTGGCTGCGGTAGACCTTCTATGGTCACTGCACTTCTTCTTTATTCCAGATGCTTCAAGCTGGGACAGTAGCGAATCGAACTGGGTCTTCGGGTTGTCACGGTAAATCTCACGGAACTCGTAATCGGAGAATGATTTGTAACCGAGCTTTGCCGCAATGCACAGGTCGTAAAGGTCTGCTTCAAAGGCGCCCTGCCAGAACGTGTCGTTAAGACGGAGGTTCTCGTTAATCTCCTTAATCTTGCCCTCGATGTCCTGCATCAGGCCTGGGCAAAGATGGCTGAAACATACCGTCCAGCTCTTGAAGGTGTTAATCATGTCGATAATCGACATTCCGTAAAATTCCCTGTTGTTCTTGTATTCAAGTGTGTAGATGAAGAAGCACTCGAAGTTGCCAACCATCTTGATGAAACCCGAAACATCGAACTTCTGGGTCAACAGGTCGGCATAAGCCTTGATAAGTGCCCTGAGTGGCTTCATGAGCATTTCGAAGGTCATCTCGATTGCTTCCTTGATGCTCAGGTACAGCTTCAACAGGAAGTCGTAGAGTAGGTCGTTCAGGGAACCTGCGATGCCACCACCGATTCCAATTCCTACGCCAAGCGACAGCGGGAACTTGTTCTGGAGACATTCCAACACCATCTCGGGGTTTCTGGAAATATCGTTTCCGTCGGCATCCTTGTTGCAGCCTGTTACGCATGCAATTGCACGACAGAAGCACGGGCAATCAATCATGATTTGGAGGAGTTCATCCCAGTTGAAATCAAGGCTGACGCTTGCACCGACACCCACTTCGAGAGATGCGGACATCTTGATATCGGATAGCAAATCCGTGATGCACTTGAATACTGCGTCGTTGAAATTCAGCAGGGCTTCTTCAAGGCGTAGGCGGGCTGCGTCAATCTTTGCGAACAGGACGAATGCCGCCTTTGTCGCAATGTCGATTGTACCCTGAATCCACGCAATCCATGTGCCGATTGTCTGGCACAGCGATTTGCTCAACGTAAGTGCTCCGTCCAGATTGACAGGAAAGTTGAAATTGTTGTATTCCGTGAAGCTCTTGTTCAGGTTTGATAACATGCCGACGGCAGCATAGGCGTTGATGCCCATGGTTTCCCTGCACCAGTCAAATACGACCTTTGTGCAGTTGGTTGCTTCCAGCTTGCTAGTTACATTGTTTACGGAGTTAGCGGCCTTCTCGACAGCTTCGGTGAAGCTGCTCAAGATGCTGGAATCCGTTTCGGTAGCCGAAGTATCCTGTCTAGGCGAAATTACGTCTGTGATGCACTTTGCCATTTTGTATGCCGCATGTTTCGATTATAGTTTATATCTGGTCCAAAACCGTGTCTGCATTATAAACTATCATTGAATCGACAGGTGTATTATGGCCGATATAAACCAAAATAAATCTACTCAAACGTCCAATCAGAAAGTCAATCAGACTTCTGGCAATGACTCAATCAAGTCAATTGCCGATGCTCTTGCTGCATTGCCGAAAGATACCGAGCAGACGATGAAGGGGTTTCTTGACCAGCAGATGGCCAATGCGAAAAACGTAAACGACGAGCTGGTTGAACAATTCGGAAGCGCTATTGACAATAGCGATATTGCTGCCTCCTTGAATGAAGTCAAGGACTATTTCCGCAAGTCCAGTGAAGAAAGAAAACAGGATGAGGAAGCGGCGAAACAGCAAGAGTTCATGTCGAATATACAAAATGACCTCGAACGGATAATGGAAATCCAAGGTGATTCCCTCAGGGCTGAGTTGAAACGTGATGAGGCTGTCAATGATGCAAACCTGAACGAAGTCGAAAATAAAGAAGATGAAAAGGTAGACGAAGATACAAATGTCGTAAATGAAGATATCAAGCCTACCGAAGTGAAAGTCGATGTACAGCTCCCTCAACTGGAAGAAAAGGAACCTGCTGACAACGTTCCTGTCGAACCCAGCAAGGAAGAAACATTGCTGGGAGATATCGCTAAGTCCCAGACTGAGCAGAATTCCTTGTTGAACGATATTGGCCAGAAGTTGTCCGAGGTCGATGAGACTGAACCCGATGAAGTAAAGCCCAATGAACCTAGCAAGGAAGAGAACTTGCTTAACGACATTGTTACGGCACAGACAGAACAGAACGCATTGCTGAGTGATATCGGCAAGAAGTTGCCAGATGTCGATAGTAACGAGCCAGTAATAGACAATGCTGAAACCAACAAGTTACCCGAGGTTGATGAAAACGAAAAGGAAACCCCTGATGAACCCAAAGAGGATTCATCGAAGGAGGCAGAAAAACGGTTTTCCGAAGTAAATGACAACTTGGGAAAAATCAACGATAGTCTGGACGATATTTTAGACCAGTTTGGCGACTCCGTTGCGAACACGGACATCAATGAACCTGTTCCAGTAAATGTTCATGTAGATGTAGAAAACAAGCAGCCTGAACCCGAAAAAACTGCCGAGGAAATTTCTGATGAGCCAAAATCGGTTGAACTTGCCGAAGGTAGCATGAACAGCCTTCGTGAACTTGCCGATACAATCAAGCAGAATGAAGATGAGCTGTTAGAAAAGCTGGGAAATCAGGCGGTTGAATCGAATGCAGAAAATGCTCGTTTGAATAAAGACTCCATCACTGAGTTGGCAAACGACATTTCTGGAGCCTCCGATGCGATGAACAATCAGGATGACACTCCGTTAAAACCTCGTGCGGATGAAAAGGCTGAAACTGAGGATAACTCACGTAATGAACGGCCTGTTACCGAGAAGAGTCTTCAGTTTGACGAGGAGACGAATCAGGCGACTGCAACGGAAGAACCTGCACCAGTCCTAGATACCAGAATGGATATGGCGGCAAGGGCGGAAAGGGACATTACACCTACATTGAACGAGGTGCAGATGTTCAACAGGATGTCATTGACAAAGGAAGAAATTCTGGTGCTTGCATCGGAAATAGGAAAGGCTGTCAGAGAAAACCTTGTTGACAGGGAAGGCGACAGGGCTCGTGATGCAGCTTATCTGAATGAAGTTGAAAGAATCATGAAGGGTTAGTGTATGGCGGAAAATAATAGCATATTTGGTAAGAGAACCCGTTACGGTATCAAGGAGAGTTACGCACAAGATGCGAAGGGAATTATCCATAACTCCATTAACGAGCTTAATCCTAACGTAGTTAGAATTGAACCTCTTGGCCCTACTGCTCGCCAAGTGTATCTGGGCCCAGTTCATGCTGCAGCCGACGCATTGAAACTGCGTATGGCGTATGCGATGAACCCAGATGCGTTCAAGCCTTTTTATGGAATATTGACTCCAAATGACCTAACAAACGTGTGCATCAATTTCGCATCCAACTGGACAAGGGAAAATGGCAAAAGTTCGTTTGACCGTGCAGTTGAAATTCTCAAATCACCTGCTGTTGCAATGCCGCTGGGAGCAAATGTTGGCGAAACCATAGGCGAGAAGCTCGGTGGTCACGATGCGGCAGGATTTGGATTAGGAACAGCGGCAGGCGCCATTGCTTCTTTCATCGCTGATGGAAAAACTGATAAGAACGGCAAGGGCACATCTCTTGTAGACAAGGTGTCATCGTTTATTGGAAATGTCAGCGAAAAGCTTGGGTCTACTACGGAATTGTATGGAATGGACTCTGCATCTACTGGCGCTTCTACATTGAAACGGTATGCTGGTGCAAATATGAGTATTCCAGCAAATCTTACATTTACATGGTATATGCCAGAACAGGAAGACTTGTTCCGTCTTTCCATACACAGGCTCTTGCAGCTTGCTTATGTAAGGCGTGCTTACTCAGACAAGACTGAGTTCTACGATAATCTGAGAGCAGCCACTAACGCTGGTATGCAACAGTCGTTCATCAATGCGAAGAATTTGAAGGATGAATTGAGCGGGGTTGCCAAGACGTGGGTTGATGTTGGCACTAGCATTATCGAGCAAGGCGAGAATATTGCTCTGGACGACGCATCACTTCGTGCGTTTTCCGAATCGAGAAAGGGACAGCTTAATGATGGCATCGTGGATGCGGCTGGAAGCGGAGTCAAGGTTGGAAACGCTATTGCAAACGGAATTAAGAACATGACAGATGCTCTTGGCCAGACCATTGATGCAAACGCTGCTGAAATGAGTGAAAATGGACAGTTTGCCGATGCGGACAAGCAAAAGATGGTCGATGGAATGAACCGTATCATATCTAAGGTATTGGAGGCGTATGTCGAGGGAAGTACGTTCATGGGAGCGAACTTCGTCCTTGTACCAAACCCTGTTCGCCTTACGATAGGAAACATCCTCGATGTCGAACCTATGGTTATTGACAGTGTTAAAATCATTCCTTCGGAAGAGCTGTTCATCAACAGCATCGGTGCAAGCATCCCTGTGACTATGAAAGTACAGGTTACACTGAGCCAGTGGATGACTCCTGGCCCGAACCATGACTTCATTCACCTTATCGGTGACAATCTGTTTTATCCTATTCCTACGAAGGATTCGGACAAGTCCAAGTAATGGAGGTTTATATGGCTGATGAAACGAATTACCCTAGATTCAGGGATGACGAGCTTTCCATGCTGACCTTGGATAATGTTCAGGGTTACGAGCAGGGAAGGCCTGATGTTATCGCTCGCCGTACGATGGGCAGCAGCAGGATGTGCAAGGTGTTCTGTGCGGCAAACCATATCAGAAATCCGTTGCCATGCCGTGATTCAGTTCGTATATTTGAAGAAAGCGTGTATAACGAACTGTACATGAAAGGCTATCGTGGCGACCAGTTGAAGGCTGAATACAAGAAGATGCTTGATGAACTTGAAGAAACTCCTGAATACTGGTTGCATTACAACAACTTGTTCAACGGGGTTATCAGCGAGGTTAGTGTCGGGACAGCGGTCGTTGTGCCACAGCTTAACGATTCTTTGACTTGGTTGAAGAAATACGATTCAAACATTCGATAGGTAGGCATTCATGCTTAATATAGATAACATAGATAGTGCCTCGATAGAAATATACCTCATGGGAAGGGTTTACCCGAATTCCCTCGTGACGAAGTTTGCCCTTACCATACCGTTGAACGGTGTTCCATACGGCATTGCCACTATACAGAACGTGGACGATTCAAATGCGATTATCCATACAGGCGAATACGGTATCATGAAATTCAACAATACTGGAAGTTCTGCAATGGACAACACCCCATTGACATTCGTCGTCATGGACTCCTCTCCAATCAAGGTTGTGCCTGGTACGAACAACAGCTATCAGGACATTGTTTTCCGTCTGGGTGCTTTCGAGACTATGGACACAAGGACGTTCCAAAAGTACGGTACGTCAACGGAAACGATGCAGCAGGTGTTTAGGCATCGTAAGATTGATGACCCTGTAATCGTAATCCCGCCGAAAACGACGGGTGACATGATGAATTGGATTGTCGTCAAGGCTGACATGGAGAATACCCTTAACGATATCGTGGAGCATTCCTTCCTCGAAGGCGACTATGTGTATTACGCATTCTCTACCGAGAAGTGTAACTATGTCGTATCAAGCATAAACCGTTCAAAGAATTATTACAAGCATCAGATGCTGATGTACTATGTGAACGCAAAGCGTGGCGGCAATGCCTCGATGTTTGAGGATTCTGACTCTGGTTATGTCACTTGGTTCTATACCACGGACAACAGGTGGAGCGATGCTGGCAAGAACAAGAAAGACCTGTTCCCTCACCTTACGTACATGACCCTGACTGACAACAAGCCTGATGTCGGCCTGTGCGATAACGAGTGTTTCGGCAAGCTGTTGAAAGGGGCTGGCTACACCAATCAGGAAGAAATCGACAATTCCTTTGGCCCTGCTGGCTATACTTTCGGTGATGCCTATATGATTCGTGACTGTACGGTGAACACGCATAACATGTATCAGGTATCTCCATTTATCCGTCGTCGTTATCTGGCCACTCTTGGAAAGAAGATGAATGTGACATTGACAAACCTGATGGGCCCAGATGTGGGTTCGTCCGTGTATGTCTACGCCAAGTCCAAGGAATTGAGGGACGACTTTTCCGCACCTGACCAGATTTACTGTGACGAGTATATCGTCTTGGGCAAACAGATAATTAAAAACGATGGAATTGATAGTGGCTCGGCTACCTCGGAAGATACCCTTATCACCGTCGTTACTCTTGGTTCTCCAAACCTTCTTTACGGCCACCCGAAGGAAGTTGAGGATGAAATTGCCAAGATTAAGTTCCCAGACTATAACAACGCACAGAAGAAAGTGTAAAAATGTATTTTATCCATTGTAAAGTAGCTGTATTCAACTATGGGTAAGCTTTGTTGTGATGGAAAATTCGATGTCGGCCTGTATAAGCCGTTGTGTCAACAGCTTGTGGACTTTGGCAACGAGTGTTTTTCCAATTTTGTTGACCGAAACACGCTGATGTGGATGTTTATCTTCTATGACGGGGCGAACGATTGCCCCAAGTGCAGGTCTTCGTTGGCTGAAATTCACGACTGGTTCTACAAGAAAGGTTTGCTGGACAGCTCTAACAACATGGTCAAGATAGTTGTCGAACCAGAACCAGAGAAGTGCAAGATATATAAGTCGCTTGGTCTAACCCTGAAACCGATGCACATATTCTGTGAACCCGATGGCAAGATTTTCGACATATTTACTGGACTTCCAGACAGCAAATGGCTAGACAAGCATATTTACCCGTACATACAGAAGAACATAGGCATGAAGAAGTTGTTGTCTACGATGAAGGAGCAATGATGACGGACATTAAAGAACATAGCATAAAAAGGATAGTTGTCGGTTATACGCTGGACTCCGTTATCGAAGCCCATAACCAGGCACAGAACGTAGAGAATGAAGTGGTGTTCTACAACACAGGAACCCTTGGTGAACCCCTCGACAAGTACAACGACTTCATCTCGTATGACGACGCAAAGCGACTCAGCGTCATTCTCCCCGACCTTGAATTCGATGCGTTCCCAGGTTGTGACTACCTGTACATCCCTTATGAAAAGCTGAAGTTCAAGAACAGCCGCAACGGGTTGATGTCACTTCCGCTCAACAAGCTCAGTTTCGACGACGTTGAAGAGTGGAAGGCGGTTAGAGACGGATATTTCGACGAGCATGTTCAGGCTATCCTGAAAGACATGTCAAATTCGCCTACCCGACTGATAACGATGTTCAAGCAGTATTTGCCGAAATGGTTTGTTGACAGCGTTATCCGCAATATGAGTAATACTCGGTGGGCGGACATCCCGACAAGCAACATCACCCTCAATGGCTATCTGTACGAGTTCAACCTTAATCAGATTGACTCGGAAGGCATCCAGATGTGGTACAAGCCGAGAATCAGCTATAATGAAATCTGTAAGCGGATTTTGAAGAAGGACAAGATTCCCGTATATACGGCAACCAAGGAAGATTGCACCCGTTTCCTTACCGAGCGTTCAATCGAGTATGTAACCTTCATGGACAACCGAGTTGACCATTACCTAGGCTACCGTAGCGGCATTTTCGACCGCTGTGTGATGTCGGCTGTTCGCTGCGAGTTGCCGTCGATATTCGCAAACGATTTTGATAACGGCATTATCCGTACACCGACTATGGCCCATTGGGGAATATGCAAGTATGGAAAGGAT